AATGGCCTGTAGAATCTTAACAGGCCATTGCTCACTATGCCTCGCGAAGCACGTACAAATGGTGCCCGCTTTTTCTTGACATACTCTCAAGCCGCCAACCTCGATATCGACGAACTCGCTGACTTCATCGCCGACATAGCACCTTGCTGGCTAGAAATCGTCCAAGAAAATCATAAAGATGATGGCATCCACTACCACGTCGTCGTCTGCTTCGAATCCCGTCTGCAACGTCCCCTCAACATCTTCGACTGCGCAGGATACCATCCAAACGTCCTCCCCATCAAAAATGCCACCGTCGACCTCAGTAACCGGCGCCATTACATTAGGAAGGGGGCGGAGCGGTCTGAAGAGGACCAACACACCATCAAAAGCCACAAGCTCAAAGCGTGTGACTATGTCATTGAACCCGATACCCGAGGAGACGTACCCCCCTACACTACGACGTCAGGACGCCTCGATTTCGGAGGAATACTTGCAACCGCGGAGTCCGAAGCGCAGTTCTACGACCTCGTCAGACTCCACCAGCCTAAGGAGTGGGTCCTCCGCAACGACCAAATCGTCAAGTACGGGTCCACGCACTACAAAGCGCCCGTTGCCCCGCAAAAAGTCTATCCTCCAGACAGTTTCATCACTACTCCCGAGTTGGACGCATGGTGCACAGAGGTCTTCAGTCAGGTTAGTTTTGTTCCGGCACGTTCACACGTACCTCCCTTGGTTTAATTGATTCTGATTTAGTTTAATTATTCCTTAGCCGAGGCCGGACCGTCCGAAAACCTTACTCCTCGTTGGCCCGACCCGACTTGGTAAGACGGTGTGGGCGAAGTCACTCGGACGTTATAGTTACATGTGCGGATTGTGGAGATCGGATAGCTTCGACGACACCGCCGAATATCTTATTTTAGACGATTTTGACTTTGATTTCTTCCACGGCATGCGCAAGGCTATTTGGGGTGCGCAGGAAGAATTTACGCACACGGATAAGTGGCGTAAGGGTGTTGCTAGATGGGGAAAACCATGTATTTGGATCTGTAACGACGACAAAAACCCCTTTACGGCTAGAGACGGAAAAGGGAACTTTGTTATGCTAGATAGCGAGAGGTCTTGGTACAGAGATAATTGTGTAGAAGTACACATAGAGAATAAAATGTATATTGAATAAATTTCCCGCTCGTGCGCCTGCCGGCGGCCTCACTATAAACTATACTTTTATCCCATTTTTCCCGGCTCCGCCACATTAGGGGCCCGGCCGAGGAACGCTGCGCTACTCGGCCTCCCTACGGGTCCTTAAAATAGACAGACGTTTGTACATAGGCAAAAAGCCCACTGGAAATGTTGGTCATCGTCGGCGCAAACACCTCCAAGACCCAATACAGATTATCTTCCTTTGCGTTCCCAAAGAACGCATTGGCAATCAGTGATTCCTCCAACTGCGTCGTAAGCTTGCGTTGGATAGGAATATAGAACTTTTTCTTAATCACGCTCTGTCCAGTACTAGACTGCCCCAATTTAAACGTTCTTTGGAACCGAATTTTGGCAGTCTGCATATTCCACCGCGCCCATGTCGCGGTCATTTGGAAATCCGGATCGAAGATCACGGATCCAGATTGCATGGGTAGGGTGTTGTACGGAATAGGATCATCGTATACGGTGAACCGAAAGCTTATGTCCGGCACCGCAGCAGGAGTATTAATGTAGCCCATAAACTCCCACCGAAAACCCCGCATTAAAATCTGGTTGCCCACGAACGTGTGCTCCGATTTCGTGAGGGTGTTGTTCTCCCGCGGTATGTGATTGTGGATCGACCCGCGGATAGCGGTCTGATCGCCCGAGATGTAACCGCCTGCGTTGAGGAGAGCTGACCACGTCCAGTTCTCATCCATGTGTTTGGTCTCCGCAGGTTTGATTGCGATGCGCTCAATGGCCTGCTTCTGACGTTTACTGAACGCCGGACGGCGGGTGCGGCGGCGCCTGTGCGTCTTCCTACGGTACGCCATGCCATATACGATTAATTATGCGAGGGCTTAGACTGCGCATTCAAAGCAATTTATTAGTCTCAGATTTAAACATTTGCTTGTAATGATCGGCATCCTGTGTCACCTTCGGATCTCGGCTAAATTAGCACGGACTTCGGAGTTCGGCTAAATTATCTCGGAGTTCGGGGTTCGGAGTTCGGAGTTCCGAATTTAACCGACCCCGGTCCGCAGTCATCATGGTTTTTATATAAAGAGTGGAGCGAGTGGAGCGGCGAATGGCCTGTAGAATCTTAACAGGCCATTGCTCACTATGCCTCGCGAAGCACGTACAAATGGTGCCCGCTTTTTCTTGACATACTCTCAAGCCGCCAACCTCGATATCGACGAACTCGCTGACTTCA